CAAGGCGTACATCCTCTGCAACGACACCTTCTACTGGGCCTCGGCAGACGCCGAGGAGATCGAGATGAAGGACTTCAACCGGCTCGAGGAGTTGCTCAAGCGGGGCGACAAGGAGCTGGAAGAGGACGGCAAGTGTGCCTACCGGGGCCGGCTGGTCTGGCTCTGTGAGAAGCGCCAGATGAGACCCATCAAGCCGATCTTCGACTCGCTCACTGGCTGGGCCAGGGAGGAGATCCAACAGTGGCCGGAGCGCCAGCACCACATGGACGAGTGCTGGGTTCCCGGCTGCGGCCTCAAGCACGAGCCGCCTACCGACCACGAGGAGCTGTAAGGAGAAATGACTGACAAGCCAAAGCCGACCATGAACGAAGAGGTTCACGGGATGCTCCACCTGAGCCATCTCATGAACGAGCTCCGGAACAGTCTCGGGAGTCAGTTCAGCTCGGCACAGAAGGCCATCATCCGGGACAAGGTCGACAGCGTGATCGAGGCGGGGATGACGCCCGATACCATCCAGGGCCAGCTGGAGCACTGGCAGTTCATTAACTCGGTCACCACTGAGTCGGTTACCTTCCGGCTCAACCAAGAGCACGCGCTCGAGTACCTCAAGACGAAGGAGGGTCTTCGACTTGGCGAAGCCGAAAGCACCACCCAACCCACCTGAAGCCACCAACCTGAAGGAGGCCAACGAGCTGATCAGAGAACTCCGAGCAGCGCTCGAGGGCATCAGCCGCCGGTCCAAGACCGACAAGCTCTGTACTGCCTGGGAACTCGGCCACATGGCCAAGAGAGCTGCCCAGCTCCAACCGAAACCGAAGGAGAGTAAGTGACCACCAGCAAGACCAGCAAGACCACCCCGCAGGCCCAGGACGCGCCCCAGGACGCTCCTCCTCCCTCTACCCCTCTGAAGACGAGGAGGGCAGACGAGCCCCTCGTTCCCAGCGAGGAGTACCTGGAGCAGCTGGCGCTCAAGCTGACCCAGTGGCAGCACTTCGTCTTCCAGACCGCCCACCTGACCGAGAAGAACCGGGTGGGCATCGCGGAGGTGGCCCACGAGATCCAGGTGGCCGCCTACGAGATCCGGGTGCTCATGGGCTACGAGCTGCTCGAGGCCAAGCTCGGGGCGGGGATGATGCTCACGCCCGAGGAGCAGCAGGTCGTTCACAACCGCCAGGCTGAGGCTGACCGGCAGGCAGAGGAGGAGCGCCGCAAGGAGAGCATTGCCCGCTCCACCCGGGGGCTTCACGAGCAGCCGGTCAAGATTGGGGACCTCCCGCAGGGCCGGCGGGCTGACCGGAAGGGATGATCGGCCCCGTCTTCATCCTGATCGTGGCGGTGGGGGTCTTGATCTTGGCCACGGCAGCCGTCTTCTACTACGTCCACGAGCGACTGGACGAGATTCAGACCTACTTGGAGAAGCGGCAGCAGGTGTTCGAGCAAAGATGGTTCGAACTGGCCACCAGAGAGCGGTTTGAGCGCCGCGAGCTCGAGAAGCGAGTCAAGGTCATCGAGGAGGACATTCCCGGCTATATCAAGTGAAAACAGCCCCATTTCTGCCCTTTTGAGCGACTCACAGCGACTCGGGGCCGCGTAGAGCGGCCAGTAGCGATGAGCAGCGAAGGACAGCGATGCACGACAGCGAATTGCCCCTTCCGGACGACGTAGAGCTGGAAGGAGCGATCGATAGCGAGGCAGAACCCCACTGGGATGCCCTCCCGGACCCTGACGACACTGGTCGGGACCACGAGGGCATCCCCTGGGTCTGCTACTTCTGTCAAAGTGATGGACCGCTCTGGGTCTTTGAGGTTACGGACCCGGACGGCAAGGGCACGGGCATTCACCTCTGTGAGGAGCATGCCCTGCATGTGATTCTCACTCTGGGACTGCCCACCGCCGAGGAGGAGGGTACATGAGTACGATTGACTCGATCAACGTCAAGGTCAGCGAGCCGATGATGGCTCCTGACGGGCAGCCGATCGCGGTACTGCCAAACCAGCTGAACCTGGTCAGCCCACTCAGGGAGCCCGAGAAGATCGCGCTCCAGGAGTCGATCCAGGTCCACGGGGTCAAGATCCCGATCATGATCAGCCTTGGCCCCACGAGGGGCCGGATCATTGACGGGTTCAACCGGTGGGAGATCTGCCAGCAGCTCGGGATGAGTTGCCCCGTCTCCTTCGAGCTGTTTCAGTCGGTGGACGAGGAGGAGACCATGGCACTGGGTCTCAACGTCCAGAGGAGGCAGCTGGACGAGCTCTCGGCCGGTCTGATCAACATGAGGCTGCTGGAGCTGAGGGGCATCACCCGGGGCCGGAAGGGTCTCAACGGGGTGACGGTAAGTGACGTTGCCCGGGAGGCCGGCCAGACGGAGCGGACCTTCTACCGGCGGATCGAGTTCGCCAAGCTGGTCACTCGGCCCGACTGCTCCGACATCCTCCAGGCGTACCAGGCGGAGGAGGTCACGGTCACCGAGGCGCTGACCCTCAGCCGGGCGAGGAAGAAGGCCGCGGACGCAGGGATGCCCCACACCCCGGACCCCAACAAGAGCCTCAAGGACATGGTGGCCCAGCTCAAGACGAGGAAGCAGATCACCCCCATCGAGCAGGCCCGGATGGAGGCGTTCACCGAGGGGGTCAGGTGGGGCTTCGAGGCCGGTGCCGGCAACAAGGCAGAGCCCGACTGGATCCTGGAGCAGCTGGACTCCTGGCGCCGGTCGAGCTCGCTCAGGGATCAGGCCGAGGCCAAGCAGCCCGAGACAGAAACCCCCAACGTATCGGAGATGGACAACCCTCCGGTCCAACCTACGCTTGAGGTGAATGAGGACTAGATGGTTGCTTCTCCCCTTGGTCTTGGCCGGTTGTGGTGTTCCTCATCGGGAAATGCCGCCGGCCTCAACCACGACAGAGCAACCCGTCACCATTACCCGAACTGACTTTCCCAACACGAACCCCGAGGTGGTTACTACCGCCCCTCCGGGGTAGACTCCCAACGACATGGGACACCACGAGTACCGCCGGACCGAAGAGCACGACGATCTTCACCGAAACCTGGGCCGAGAGCAGCAGGCAAGGCTCCGAGGTCAAGAGCTCATCGCGATGGGGCTCTTTCACATCGGGAACTCACTGCTGGCAGTCGCGGCGGCACTCGAGGGGTCCACAGCACAGCCCGACTGGGCCATACGAATGGAGCAAGTGATGACCGATGCTTCCGAGGCGCTCGCGCGACTCTCGCAGAACGTCGACAACCTGACGAGCGAGGTCGGGGAGATCTCGAACGTGCTGGCCAACCTGCCCACTTCCGAGGACCCGGCCATCGCGGCGGGCATCAACGAGGCCGCGGACCGGCTGAGCGCGCTGCGGGAGTCGCTCGAGTCCGCCACGCAGCTGGACGACCCGGCCGAGCAGCCGCCCGCCGAGGGCGAGACGGGCGATCAGCCGCCGGCCAGCGCTCCTCCCGAGGGCGAGGCGGGGAACACGGTCGCCTGACCCTTCACCCCTTGCGCTACACTGATGGGGCCGCGACAGCGGCCCCATTTTTGTACCTCGAAGGAGGACCCGCTCGTGGCTGTCTGGAAGACGTACTACCAGCTAGGGTTTGACCCGCCCGAGAAGACCCCCGAGGCATGGGCGATGCTGGCGATCAAGACCGAGATCGTCTACAACGGCATCCCCCAGGGCGGGATGGACACCACTGACCCGACCTTCGGTAAGGGGACCGACGAGAAGGTCCGGGAGTTCCAGGCCAGCCAGGCGGGTCTGGACGTCGACGGGATCATCGGCCCCTGGACGGCCCACCGGCTGTTCCGGAAGCGGGTCCTTGAGGTCGAGAAGAAGCTGGCCCTCCCTCAGGGGATGCTCTGCAAGCTCAAGAGCCTCGAGTCCTCGGACGACCCGGCAGCGCTCTCGGACGACAAGCATGATCGCGGGCCGGTACAGATCAACGACCTCTCCCACCCCCAGGTGAGCGACAAGGACTGCTACAACCCGTCCTTCTGCTTCCTCTGGGCGGGCCAGTACCTCCGGAGTGCCTACGACGGCATCCGGACGGTCGACGGACAGAAGGACTGGGACCTGGCGCTGGCCTCCTACAACGTCGGTTGGGGTGGCGCCCGCCGCTGGGACCGGGCTGGTCGGCCCCGGACTGCAACCGCCTACAACTACGTGAAGGTGGTTAAGAACCGCGTCTGCTAGCCTTCGAGGCAGAGCGGCCCACGCCACTCAGAGCTCGGATCCTGGATGATGGATGTTGCGGCTCCCGGGACCGACCTTCCCTTCCTCCTGGGTCGGTCCCGGTCTATTACCGGCGGCGGTTGTTGTTGAGCCAGACCAGTCCCACGAGGATGGCGATGGCCAGGGCACCGATGATCAACCAGGTGGTCAGTTGGGATGAGGTGACGAGGAGAGGCATGGGTGGATTATATCCTGATCTCGGCCTGGGGATAGTAGCGGCGACCAGACGATGAGCCACCCTTGATGGCCCGGTAGCGGTGGAGCTCGCAGAGCCCGTCCTCAATTCCCCTCAAGGAGAGTGGCCGGCCCTCCAGGAAGTGGAAGTCCCTCGCCTCCAGGGCCTCGACGCTTTTCTCCTGGAGTCCCCGGATGAGCATTCGGGCCACTCCCCGCTGAACGGGATGGCCGAGCATCCAACTGAGGCACTCCAGCGAGCCGGTGTGGGGAAAGACGTCCGAGTCCTCGGTGAAGCTCACTAGGTCGGTGTAGGTGAGGTCACAGCAGATCACGTAGGCCACGAACGGCCCGACTCCCTGAATCTCGGCGAGCATCTGGTAGGTGGCCCCCATCGTCTCCCCGTACAGGCATTGCTCCACCTCGGGGAGCCACCTGGCCCACTGCTGGGAGGCTAGCAAGCTGTTCTCGATCGGGTTCATCCCACCGAGATGCATGAAGGGGCTCGTGCGGTACGCCCGGGTGTAGGGGTTCACCCCGGCCACCCGGAGCTTCAGGTCGTTGGGGAGTGGCCCCGTGAGGGGCATCAACCGCTCGGCAGCCGAGATGGTGTTGAAGTGCCGGTAGGCTACCAGGTTGAGCAGGATGTTCCCCGGCTCCAGCTGCGGGAGCAGCTCCTCCCTCAGGTACTTGGTCCCAGTATCAAGTTCTCGGTAGACGTTTGGGAACTGCCACTGCTGGAGAACCCTATCCAGGGTCCACGGCCAGTTCATTCCCTTTTCCCGCCTGACCCAGATCCGCTGGCGCTCTGCCAGGTACTCCCACAGTTCTTCTGATCGGCCGCGGTAAAGTTGGAGGATAGACACGCTGGACACACTATAGCCCAACCTCTATACTCGATCCTATGGCATCCCAACCCATCATCTCGTCCTCGGTCCCGGACGAAGTGGTCCTCCAGCTCGACGAGATCGCTAAGGACCGGGACACTACCCGCTCAGTCGTGGTTTGCCAGCTACTCCAGTACGCCCTCAACGAGTACAACAAGGTCCACAACCGGTTCAGGGAGGTGAGTCAGGTATGAAGAACGCGGTTCTCAAGCGACCCCTCAAGCGGATGAATGGCCTCACCGACACCACGCTGCACACTCGGGCTCGACTCTGCTCTACCTGCCGGCGCTACCTCAAGGCCGGGACCCCGGTGGTCGTCTTCACCGCTCCCGCCTCGCCCCACCTCTTCAGAAACGAGCCGGCTCCGGTCCGGCTGACGGAGCAGGGCGAGAAGGTGGCCAAGACCACGATCTTCTGCTCTGACGAGTGCGGCGAGATCTACCTCGGCCTGGACCAATAGGTTGATAGATCGAGTATTGTGGCGCGGGGCACCTCAGGGCGTAGGATGGGTACGTCATCTCTCGGCTCGGGGCACTGGGCGACCTTTTCTGGTCGCCCTTTGCCGTTCTAGGGTACGCTTCGAGCTAGGAGGCCAACCGAGATGATGCAACTTTGTGGCGCAGCGAACCGATCGGGCAACCCTTGTGGCATGCCCGCCCTGGACAACGGAAGGTGCCGAATCCACGGTGGCCTCTCCACGGGGCCAGTCAATCCCGCCGTGAAGCAGGGCTTGTACCGCAAGCACCTCACCGGCGAGGAGCAGGAACTCTTCGACGCCCTCAAGTCGGACACCAAGTACGAGGACCTCACGACTGAGGTCGCGATGATTCGGGTGATGATTCATCGCTGCTTCGGCCACGTGATGGCAGACGACTCTCAGAACTGGCGCGTTCCCATGCAGGTGATGCCCCAGTACATCGAGAAGCTGCTCAAGGCCCTCGACAAGGTCCAGCCGCACAAGAACAAGACCGCTCTCGAGGACTCGCTGGACGACGCGATCGCCCAGATGCTCTCCGAGGAGAAGGACGTTCAGCAGCTCGAGACAGATCGCGCTCGCGAAGAGCTGTGATCACCTCCAGGCTGGTCAACACCCGGGACAAGAAGCTCCACGACTGGTTCCGGCAACGTCTCCGTCTCGTCATACCGACCCACGCGGTGTGTGAGCACCACCACGCCCCGTGGGAGTTCTTTGCCGACGTCTTCTACGAGCGCTACCCCCAGATCATCGGGATGGCTTGCCGGACCGGTGGGAAGTCGCTGGGGGTGGCCGGCCTCAACGTCGCGGAGATGGCCCTGAAGCCCCGGTGCGGGATCGTCTCCCTGGCGGGGAACTTCGAGCAGGCCAAGAGGGGTTACGGCTACGTGGTGGAGATGTTCCGGGAGGACCCAGGGCTGCAGTCGAAGCTGTCCGGGCCGCCCTTGATCCGCCGTACCGACCTGAAGAACGGCTCCCACCTCGAGATCTTGACCGCCTCAGAGCGCTCGGTCCACTCCCCTCATGTGCCCAAGCTGAGGATCGACGAGGTGGACCTGGTTCAATCCGAGATCTACCAGGGCGCCCTCTCCATCCCCATCTCCCAGCATGGAGTGAAGTCGGGGATCGCGATGACCTCGACCCGGTTCAAGGCGTACGGGATGATGTTCACCCTGGTGGAGGAAGCCCCAGATCGGGGGATCGCGGTCCGCGCCTGGTGCATCCGGGAGATCCTCAAGCGGTGCCCCTACCGCTACGAGGTTTGCCCGATGAAGAAGTGCGAGGGCTTCTGCGACGGGAAGTGGTGCAAGAAGGCCCAGGGTTACTACGAGATCGATGACGTCTACGCCAAGTTTTTGAGCATGGACGTCGAGACCTGGCAGACCCAGTGGATGGTCCAGAAGCCCTCCCGCTACGGCCTGGTCTACGACATGCTCGGCGAGCACCACATCGTGGATGACGACATGCTCCCGCCCCACCTCCGGCTAGATGACTTGAAGCTGCCAGGAGGGGACATCCGGTCAGATCCCCGGATCAGGCCAGCTTGGAACAACGACTTCGACTGGTACGGGGCGATCGACTGGGGCTACGAGGATCCGGCAGTGGCACTGCTGGTAGCCAAGACCAGGAACGACGACGTCTTCGTCTTGGATGAGCTCTACATGAAGCACCTCAGCCCGTCCGAGTGGGCAGACCGGGTAGCAAGGCGCTATCCCATGCTGGTGGCTCGACTCCATGACGATGACTGGACCGAGCACGAGGTTGCCCCGGTCTACGCGGACCCCTCTGACCCGGCGCAGTCCAGGGAGTTCGGCTTCCGGAACATGCTCATGGTCTCGAGGCCCTACCAGATCCAAGAGGGCATCAGCATCGTTCGCCGCTTCTTGAAGCCCCCAGGAGACCAGAACCCCAAGCTGTTCATCCACCAGCGGTGCAAGGAACTGAGGCGGGAGATGAACCAGTATCATCTCAAGGAGGGGACTGACATTCCCGCGCCCGGGGATGACCACGGCCCGGACGCCCTGCGCTACCTCATGAACGGGATCTTCATGCCGATCCCGACCAAGATCGAGACGATGATGACCTGGACGCCCGAGAAGTCCCACATCCAGCCAGATCTCGATTTCGACTTCCCTGGCTCATTCGACATCTAGCACTGTATGCTACGGGGGTGGAGAGTCGAGACCTCGCCGTTCTCGAGCACGCTGCCGATGAGATGTTGGAGTCGGTGGACAGCGCTCTGGATAAGGCCAAGACTTGGGAAGAGTTTCAGCGGCTCGTGGAGTCGTCTTTGGGGACGATTGAGTCAACTTTGGAGCAATCCAGGTGGGTGAGCCTCACTGATGACCCGGTAAGTAGCACTTCACCCGAGCTAGACTGGGCGGAGCGCTGCAAGCTCCTTCGGGCCGCTCGCCTGTACTACCTCAAGGATCCGCTCATCCACCAGGCCGCGAGCCTGATCACGAACTACACGTTCGGGGATGGGCTCCGCTACTCCTGCAACAACGAGGAGTGGAAGCAAGAGCTGGATGACTGGTGGGGCGACGAGGACAACCTCATCGAGCTCACGAGCCAGCAGGCTCAGGAGTCTAAGAGCGTCGAGCTGATCATCGACGGCGAGATCTTCTTCATTCTGTTCAACGAGCCGGATGGCCGGGTGAAGGTGAGAACCCTTCCGCCCGAGGAGATCACCCAGATCATCTCCCACCCGGATGACTACCGAAGGCAGCTGTACTACGAGCGCAAGTACCGAGCTCAGCAGTACAACTTCGTCGAGGGCACCTTCATCACCGCCTCCGAGATGTCTCGGGTCTACTACGCGGACTGGCACAACTACTCGCCCGGGGAGTACGGGTTCGAGCAGAAGATGCCGGCCGTCCGGGACGGGGTCATCTACCACGTTGCCGTGAACCGGTTGGCCCGCCAGAAGCGGGGCAACACCGAGACCTACCCGGCGCTGGACTGGGCCAAGGCCCACCGGCAGATGCTCCAGGACTGGGTGACGATCGTCAAGGCGTACTCGACCCTGGCTTGGAAGGCGAAGATCAAGGGTGAGGATCAGCGGGACATTCAGCGGGTTAGAGACAAGCTGATGACCGTCCTCCCCGCCTTCGATCCCCAGTCTGGCCAGCTGAGGCAGCCGGCGGGCACCGCTGGCATCGCGTTTGACAACGACGCGGTCTCCCTCACCCCCATGAAGACGGCCGGCATGGCTACTGATCCCAGTGACTCCCGGCAGATCCGGCTGATGGCCGGCGCGGGACTCGGGATCATGGAGCACTACTTCGGGGATGCGGGGAACGCCAACCTCGCCACCGCCCAGGCCATGGAACTGCCGATGCTGAAGAAGTTCGCGGCCCGCCAGCGGTTCTGGGAGGACATCTACAAGAACATCATGCAGTACGTCATCATCTCTGGCATGGAAGCCGGGAGACTTCAGGGAACCATTGACCTCGGGCACAACGCCCGGGGTCTCGTCGTTTCCAAGCGGATCGTCAAGAAGAATGAGGACGACCAGGTAATCGTCCAGGCCCCGCCCATCCTCACCCGGAACATGGCGGAGGTGGCCCAGGCCATGGTGCCGCTGGTGGAGAACAGCCTGCTCCTCCGGGAGGACGCGGCCCGGTACACCATGAAGGCCATGGACCTCGAGAACATCGAGGAGGAGCTGGTCAAGCTGGAGGCGCAGTGGGCCAAGGAGGACGCTGCTGCCGAGGAGATGGCCAAGCTGGCTCTCACGGCGAACCAGCACCCGGACGGACCAGGGAACGTGAACAATCCCAGCGGCGAGAAGAAGCCTGCCGGGACCCCAACTTCAGGGGACGCACCATCTGCGGCTGGTAGCGGGGGCTCGAACTAGGTAGGATCGGAGGGACGGATGCCTCCTGTACTGGACATCGACCCGATGAAGCTGTTGGTTTCCCTGGCGGAAACCAAGGACTGGCCCACCTTGGTGGGCGCCTTTCAACGTCTTCACGAGGTCAGCGAGCAGTATTTGAAGCAGCTCGAGGAGCAGGACCTCGCCGAGGACTGCATGATGAACACGATGTGGGCGAGCAAGGAAGCCCGCAACGCAGTTCTCACGGTCATCGACAACGAGGTCGCCATGGGCGACCAGTCTGACCGGGTGGGCGAGCTCCAGTCGATCCTGGACGGGCTCAACAGCTACGTCCGGGACCAGCTCAAGATGGAGTACGAGGACGAGCAGGCCCACCAGTCGGCGATGCAGACCTACCAGGACGAGGGCATGGCGACGGCTGACGAGGCCGGAGCGCTTCAGGAACTCCCCGAGGCAGCTCCGCTGAACGCGGCCATGAGGCGCCGGCACGCGACGGTGGTACGCTCCAAGAAGGACGGGGGCAAGGAGTACAAGTTCCCGATCCCCGACAAGGCTCACGCCCGGGCAGCCCTCGCTCGGCTCGATCAATCCGATCTTACGCCGGCAGAGAAGGCAAAGGTCAAGGCAAGGGCCTACCGAGTCCTCGGCACGAGCCCCTCGAAGAAGGTTAAGGAGGCGGACCACGTGGAAGATCCCATTTCGGAGGCCGTTGATGCTACGATTGGTGGCATGGACGAACTCGAGCTCCTGACGCTGACCGAGGCCAAGCTGGATCTGGCCTCTGGTGAGCTGGTCGCCACCTTCATCAAGCCTGGGCTGAACCGCTCGGGCGCTCGGTTCTACCCGAAGGAGACCATCAAGGAGGCCGTCGATCAGGGCATGTTCAATGGCCTGAAGATGTACCTCAACCACGCCTCTCCCCAGGAGCTCGCCCAGCGGCCCGAGCGGTCGCTCGTGGACTGGGTGTCTACCATCAAGGAGACGTGGGTCGATTCCGAGACCGGCGCCGGCAAGGCCAAGATCAAGGTCGTGCAGGGCTGGTTCAAGAGCTTCCTCAAGGACCTCCAGGAGTCCGGGGCGCTCGAGGAGATCGGTCTTTCTATCTTCGCGCAGGGCAAGGTCAAGGCCGAGCGGCGCGAGGGGAAGATGACCAACGTGGTCGAGCAGTTCCGGCGCGCGATGAGCGTCGACTGGGTGACCGAGCCCGGTGCTGGCGGGCGGGTCGACGCCATCTGGGAGTCCTACCAGCCGCAGATGCAGAAGGAGCAGGAGCTGAACATGCTCAACTCGATGAAGGTCGACGAGGCGCTGAAGGAGCTGCGCGAGTCTCGGCCCGACGTTCTCAAGGCGCTCGTGGACGAGATCCAGGAGAACCAGCAGACGGAGGAGCAGATCCGCGAGGCGCAGGCGCACACCAAGAGCCTCGAGGACAAGGTCCTCGAGCTCACCAGCAAGCTGGAGGAGAAGGACAAGGAGTCGGAGGCAGAGGTCGCCGCCCGGCTCAAGGCTGAGCAGACCGCGCTCGTCGCCGAGTCGCTGGCCAGCGCCCAGCTCCCCCAGCTCGCGAAGGATCGGATCCTTCGCAACCTGAGCGAGGTTGTCGTCAAGGAGGACGGCAAGACGCTCGACGACGCCAAGATCAAGGAGTCCATCGTCTCGGCCGTCAAGGCCGAGGAGGACTACATGGCCGAGATCCTCAAGGCGGCCAAGACTGGCGGCAAGGGCATCACCGGCCTCGGCGAGTCGGCCGGCGGTGACGAGGCCCTCCAGGAGAGCGGGCCGAAGTCGGTCCACGACAAGGTCAACGCCGACATCGCCAAGCGGTTCGGCCACGTCGAGACCCCCGCCTCCTAGCCACTTCCCTACCCGACAGAGCTGACAGGAGAATCACACAATGTCCGATGAGACCCAGCCGAGCTCGGCGGAGGAGGCTGCCGCTGAGGCACTCGCCAAGGCTGAGCAGCAGCAGCAGGAGGCCGCGACGGCCGCCGCTGAGAAGCAGGCGAAGGAGATCGCCAAGTCGGCAAAGGAGAACACCCCTGAGCCGGAGGCAGAGCCCGAGCCCGAGGAGGAGCCCGATCCCAAGGACACCTTCGTCGTCTACAAGCCGATCCGGAACCAGCCCTACCCGGGGCAGTACCTCACCGTCACCATCGTGGTCGACGACGTCGAGGACTCGCTCGTGCTCGAGGACGGCATCCCCACCCCCGTGACGAAGAAGGAGGCCAAGGCGGCCACCTCTCTCGTCAGCCCGAACTACACCATCCAGTCGGCCTAGTCACCACCATCCCGTAACTCCCGCCGGTCCTAGTTGCCGGCCAGGCAGTCAAGGAGCACTCCATGCCCGTCAACTACAAGCACTACGGCGACCGTCTTCAGGTGACTGCAGCTGGTGCCCGCACCTCCGGGAACATCACGGCCGACATTCTCGATGCCGGCGGTACTTGCGCGGCGGGTGTCTGTCAGGCATCCGCGGTCACCGGCGAGAAGTATTGGGTCGCCGTTCGCGGCGTCTTCAACCTCCCGGTCCCGGCTGCTACGGCTGCCGGTATCAAGCTGTACGTCCCGGGCGTCACGCCCACCGCGGGCAACGGGCTCGTCCTCACGGCCACCTCGACGTCGAACAGCCTGTTCTGCAAGACGCTGAAGGTCGCGGACGCGAGCAACAAGGCCGACTGCCTCCTGCTCGACATCACCTACTAGCCCTCGACGGAGGTCGAGAGGAGGAGTACAGCACATGCGTTTGATGGAGAGCCTCTACGAGATCGTCGAGGCCAAGAAGCAGGACATCGACAACGCGTTCCTGGCTGAGTCGGCCGGAGTCGATGACTTTGCAAACATCCTCGGCTCCCAGATGAACCGGACGCTGCTCAACGCGTACCGGGGCGTCAACCAGCCCTGGCGTCAGTACACCAAGCAGTCCGAGGTGAACGACTTCAGGACCAACGATCGCATCATGGGTTCCGAGGCCGAGGATCTGCTTCCTCTCGGTCCCGGCGGCGCGGGTCCGTACCAGGACTCCCGCCTGACCGAGCAGAAGTACAGCATCCGGGCCAGCACCAAGGGCCGGGCGTTCAGCATCACTCGGCACGCCCTCATCAACGACGACCTGAACTACCTCCGGGACCAGCCGGCTCGGTTCGGTCGTGCCGCTGCCAGGACCCTCACCAAGGAGGTCGTGAACACGGTCCTCGAGGGCAACCTGCCGGCCTACGACGGCCAGGCCCTCTTCCACGTCAACCACGGCAACCTGCTCACCGGCGCGGCGCCGGCCTCGTCCCTCACGGCGGCGAACCTGAACACCGCCCGGATCGCGATCCAGAAGTCGCGGTTCGAGGGCGAGTTCACGGGACTTCAGCCGAAGTACCTGATCGTTCCGCCCGAGCTCGAGGTCACGGCACGAACGCTGTTGAACTCCGACTGGATCCCGGCTCCGGGTACCGGCATCGGTAACATCAACCCGTTCCAGAACAGCCTCGAGCTGATCGTGGACCAGTGGCTCACCTCGGCTACCGCCTGGTACGTCGCGGCCGACCCGGCCGAGGCGCCGGCGATCGACGTCGCGTTCCTGCCCGGCCGGCAGCAGCCCGACCTGCTGGTGCAGAAGCCCGAGTACCGCTTCGTCGTCGGCGGTGGCGAGGACGAGTACATGCACGGCGAGTTCGACGAGCTGCGCTACGCCGTCCGCTACGACTGGGGCATCGCGGTCGCGATGTGGCAGGGCATCTTCAAGGGTGCGGGCGTCTAGCTCAACTCCCATCGACGGATCATGGGCCGCTCTGCCCCCGAGGCGGGGCGGCCCTTTCCGTAGGAATGAGGAACTGTGACGACCTTCCCCACAGGCGTTGCGACCAAGCCGAGCAACATTACCGATGGGCTCCAGATCTTGGCAGCCCACGTCTCGTCGTTGTGGGACGAGACCATCTCCATGCAGTCGGAGTTGATGGGGGCGGGCGCCGGTAGCTTCTTCATGGACCTCCGGCCCACCACGGCCGGTTCAGTTGTCTTCCAGTCGAGGCAGTTGACGGGTGACACCCAGCCCAGGTTCCAGATCACCGGCTCGGGTGATCACCGGTGGGGCTCGGGTACGGCAGCTACGGACGTCACGTTGGTACGGTCTGGCACCCGTACGCTGACCCTGAGTGGCTCTCAGATCATCAACGTCGCCAACGCGGCGGACACGGGGCTCGCCATCAACGCGAACGCCTCCCAGTCTGGCCCCATCCTGGACATCAAGGACGGCTCCGCGAGCATCAAGTTCCGGGTGAGCTCGGCAGGTCTGCTGCAGTTCCCCACCAGCAACTCGCTGTCCTTCTTGGCCCAGACCCTCGGGACGACCATCCTCCTGAACAGCACCATCAACGGGGAGCCTAACGCCCGGTACATCATGGACTCCTCGGGCAAGATGACCTGGGGATCTGGCTCGGCAACCCAGGACACCAATCTCTACCGGGGCGGCACGGACGAGCTCAGGACGGATGACTCCATCTCCGTCCGGGGAGATACCGCGGCGGCAGCCAGGAACATCGACCTGTACGGGCCAGCTGCCACGGCAGTGGCAGAGCGGGTCTTTGTGGCAGGTGATACCCAGTCCCGAGTCTCGATGGGAGTGGACGCCTCTGGCCGAGCGGTGATCGGGATGGGTCCGGGTGGCGCGAGTGCCCAGGATACGGGCTTTACTCGGACCTCGGCCGGCACCATGACGGTGACCGGTACCTTGAGCATCCCCACCCTGGTGGTTGGCTCCTCGGCTTCCATTCCCACCCTGGCAGTCTCGTCTGCACTCACGGCTCCTACGGCGGGAGTGGACACCAACACCACCACCGTGGCCACGACCGCCTTCGTCCTGGGTCAGGCCGGAGCAGCGACCGTCCCGGTCGGTTCGCCGGCAGCGACGGGTGGCAGCTCGGCAAGATATGCCCGGGCCGACCACCGCCACGCCCTCGAGTACGGGATCTGGAACCCTAGTGGTACTCCTTCCCGGCTCAACACGGTATCCATCTTTGCCTTTGGTGAGGGTTGGGGTGGCATTCTCGGGGACGGCCTCCATTATCGGGCTGCCACGGACTTTGGTTGGATCGAGGACACGAGTCAAGCAGTTTGGCAGAGCATTAACTATGACTTTGCTTCCTGGGCAGCCGTGGGCGGCACGGTGCAGTGGCGCTGGCTCGGCTATCTGCTGTGTACCGTCGCGGTGGCGGGCTCCTCGAGCCGGAACTTGGTCTTGAAGTACCTGAACATTAACGAGGGCGGGGCGGCAGGTTCCCTGACGATCATGCCGGGCGGTACTTCTTCCTTCGGAGCTAGCACCGGGCTGATTGGATTTGACACGGGGTGGCAGAATGCGCCGGGTGCCAGTGGGCTCATGCTTCCCCATATCAACTCTAACCGAGTCGGTGGGTCGGCAGGTGCCTTCTCTCGGTCTGGCCTCCACGTTCAGATGCGGGTCATCTAGTGAGCCAGCTCGAGACCTTCATCTGGTGGGAGCTCGAGAAGCGGGAACATGCGCTGGCTGAGCCGGAGTACGTTCTGCTCGGCCGTAACGAGATGACCACCGTGGGAGTCCAGTACCTCCTGGATGTCATTCGGGGATCGACCTTGACCCCGCTCAACGCGGCGCTGTGTCAGGTCGCGGTTGGAAGCTCGTCCACTGCCTTCTCCGCGGCTCACACGGACCTCCAGGCCGCGGTGGCTGGCTCTACCGCGATCACGGCCGCTACCAACGCCTCCCCCATCCAGCTCACCGCGGCCGCGCACGGCCTAGCTACGGGGGCCTCGGTGACCATCTCTGGGGTGGGAGGGAACACGGCTGCCAACGGGAGCTGGTCGGTGACGGTCCTGGACGCCAACACCTTGACCCTAAACGGGTCGACCGGGAACGGAGCGTACACCTCGGGTGGGACGATAGCTACCGGAAACCGGGTAAGACGACCCATGGTAGGAGGCTTTCCCAGCCGTACCACCTTCACCCTCAACTTCCAAGGTTCCTTTGGCGCTACGGAAGCCAATTTTGCTTGGGCCGAGTGGGCGCTGTTCTGCGCCGCGCCGACCAACCTCATGGTCTCGCGCCGGGTACAAGCCCTCGGTACCAAGGTCAACCCAAATGTTTGGTCCCTTACCGCCCATCTCCAGCTGGCGTAGGGTAGACTCGAGCAGTAGCCTCGAAGGAGCATCATGCCCGGTAAGTCTGATTATCTGGAGCTCAAGGTCCTGGATGTGATCTTCGGCTACCAGCACGCGATCCTCTCGTCCACCGCCGCCACCCCGGTGGTCATCACCACGACTGTTCCCCACTCGGTACAGGTGGGAGACCGGGTGAGTGTCTTTGGTCACCTGGTCCAGCTGGGCGCGAACGGGGAGTGGCTGCCCGGCTCGGTGGGGGCCTCGACCATCACGCTGACCGGCTCGACGCTGAACGGCGGCGCCGGGGGCAACACCGGCACGGTCAAGAAGATGCTCGACGCGGGCATCACCAACTACTTCGGCCTCTGGACGACGACTCTCACGGACGCCTCCACCGGCTCGACCGGCACCGAGATGACCGGCGGCTCCTACGCCCGGGCCTCGGTGACCAATAACTTCGCCACCTGGGCGAACGCGGCTGCCGGTTCCAAGACCAACACCGGCACCATCACGTTCCCGACCGCGACCGCGAACTGGAACTCCATCACGGACTGGGCTGTCCTGGACGCCTCGTCCGGAGGTAACATCCTGTACTACGGCGCCTTCGCGGCGACGCAGACCGTTTCCAACGGCCAGACCGCCTCGTGGTCGGCTGCCGGCATCACCGTTACGGAGGACTAGATCATGGCTGAGGAGTACACCGGCAAGATCTGCTGGTCGTCCGAGGATCTGTGCTACTACGCCATCCCGGAGGACGTTCGCGACAAGGAGTTCGATCCCCGGGAGGGCGGCCAGAAGGCCAGGTGGATCGCGGACAACGACGATCCCGAGGATCCGGGTGGGCACTTTGAGCTCATCGACCCGGATGATGAGCCGGAGGAGATCACCGACCTCGAGATCATGGAGCTCGAGGCGGGCACCTCCGAGGGTGGCTCGGACGCGGGGCTGTAAATGCCCCAGATCTATAGTGGGGTCACGCCAGCTGTCGCGCTCAGCGCGGGAGTAGCGAAGACCTGCGCGGCGATGGTGTCCGCGGCGGGAGATCAGATCTTTCTGGTCGAGCTGGTGGTCTCCTTCGACGGGGTGACCGCCTCGGCCGTTCCGGTGACGGTGGACCTCTGTGACTACGACGTAGCGGCTCCGGGAACCCGTACCACGGGCACGCCCGTCCAGATGCATGGCCAGCGGTCAGCCGTCGCGAGTGCCTTCTATCACACCTACACGGTGGAGCCGACGGTACTCCTGGCGAGCTACCGCTGGTACGTCACCCCCAACGGGGGCCTGCTTCACCTGCAGTTCCCGCTGGGGAGGGAGCCGGAAACGGTGATCGCGAAGGGCATGGCCGTCCGGTGTAACGCCCCGGCCGCGGTAAATGCCACGGTCACCATGGTCTGGGAGGAGTAGCCCCTAATGTCGGGATGGCATTCCCGGCACGGCTCGTGGTGGGCGGTGCACTGGTGTCTCTCCCAGGGCTTCACGATCCTGCCGGGACTGCACCTGGACTGGCATCGGCGGCAGACGGCCCGGGAGGGGATCAAGTTTGGCCCCTACCTGGACCTCCACTGGGCCTTTGGGATCGTCAGCGTGGGAGTGAACCCGATCTGGAGTACCGAGTTGGCGATCAACTACCGGCCGGGGAAGCGCGCTGACGGGCTAGGCGCTGGGCTCGAGGCCGACTGATGGCTACCGCTGGCTACAAGATCCTGTGTCTGGCGCCAGGAGGTGGCGGCGGTGCCTCGCTGACCGGGGGTAGTGGCGGCGCGTTCGCGATCGGCTTCGGCGACTCGGGATTCAACGGGGCAGCGGGCGGAGCGGGCCGGGCCGCGACCGGTACGACCACGGGCGCGGGCGGCGGGTCGAGCGGCGGTACGGCCGCGAACGGCAACGTGGGGGCGACCTCGTTGGCCGGCGGCGCGGGAGGCGCGGCTCCGACTGGTGGCTCGGCGGGTGGCAGTGGCGCTAGCGGCGCGGCGGGTGGTGCTGGCTTCAACGGCGGCGGCGGTGCCGGTGGTGGCTCTACCTCCGGCGCGGGTGCGGCGGGCGGCAGTGCGCTGGGCGGCAGGGCGCTGGTGGACGGCGTCAACTACACCGCGAGCGGCACGCACGTGGTCGCGGCTGGCAAGACGTCGATCGTGATTGAGTGCTGGGGCGGGGGCGGCGGTGGTCAGGCCGGGTCCACGAACGTGAGTGCCGGGGCGGGTGGCGGCGGCGGAGCCTACCTGAAGTCCACCGTCGCGGTCACGCCCGGAGACGTGCTGACCATCAACATCGGGGCTGCCGCGGCGGGCGGTGGCGCTAGTGCTGCCGCGGGCTCCGCCGGTGCTCCGGTGAGCGTCACGACCGGCGGGGTCCTGTGTCTCGCGGCGGGTGGCGGCTCGGTGGGTGCGGGTGGCCCGACCGGATCGGTAGGCGGCACGGCGGCGAACAGCGTCGGCACGACGAAGTTCTCGGGCGGAGCGGGCGGCACGACGACCGGCTCATCGCCTGCTTCCGGTGGTGGGTCGAGCGCGGGCACGGCCACGAACGGCAACACGGGCGGGGCGAGTGGGGTCGGTACGGGCGGTGCGGCTCCGACTGGTGGTGGCGCGGGCGGGGCGGGTGTCTCCACGGGCAACGGGAACCCGGGTAGTGCTCCTGGCGGTGGTGGTGGTGGTCCGGGTTCTGGCGGCTCGGTGCTCGGCGGTGCTGGTGGTGCTGGAAAGGTGATCGTAGACGGTACGACGTACTCGACTCCCGGGACCTTCGTCCATACCGTCGCGGCAGGCAAGACGAGCATTGATATTGAGTGCTGGGGCGGCGGCGGCACAGGCAGCATGAGCGCGATTCAGACTGGTCATGCGGGCGGCGGCGGGGCGTACTCGAAAGCGACTGCCGTCGCCGTCGTGCCGGGGGAAAAGCTGGCGGTCATCGTTGCCCCGGCCGTCCTGAATGTCACCGTACTGCAACTCGGGGTTCCGTCGATCGCCAACGCCTCGGGATTCTCGTCGTCCGTTCAGGCGCTCGGGTCACCGTTTACCTTCTCCAACGGCACGGAGGGGTGGGTGTTCAACGCGGCTGGTGGTACGGGTCTAACTGGGCTTGCCTCCACCAACTTCGCGGACAGCACGAACGACTCATCGCTCCAGGCGGGGGTGTTGTACGCGCGGCGGGACGGTAAGAGCCTGACTGGTGCGGCGTCGTACTGGGAGTGGACGGGCACGTGGGAGGACCTGGGCGTCCCGGTAGGGGCGATCGTGTCGGCCGTTAACCTTGACTACGACTGGCAGTGTGTGCTCTACTCGACGGGAGCTAGCTCGTCGGTTGGTCCAGCCGAGCTTCGCGACAACGCGGGGACGCTACGGAACACGATCAGTACCGCGCCGACGGCGGTTACGGCCACGTCAGCCTGGGCGGCCCGGACGGGTACGAACCAGACGGGCCTGTCGGACGACTCCAATACGCCGATCAAGCTGCGGATCGGTGTGAAGCCGAACACCGGTTCCTCCACGTCGGCGCAGGTCGCGATGCTGCTCGACTACGTGCGGGTGGCGGTCACGTACGCCATGCCGGTGGCACCGGTAGGTCCATCGCACTCGTGGACGCACGAGAACCAGCTGATCAGCGAGTACGGTACCATCAACACGACCGGTGGCACGGTCGCCCTTACCTCGGCCCAGGCCCACAGCGGTACCCAGAGCCTACGCATCAACCGGACCTCGAACGCGGACGTCCGGGCGCAGTGGGACTACAACTGGGACGGCAACCGGCGGACCTGTGGCTCGGCCTGGATTCGGGTGGCTTCCTACCCGACCGCGACCTGCCCGATCATCATCCAGTTCTTCGGGACGGCCGACAACTTTGAGGTGCGGCTGTCACCCACCGGGCAAGTGTTCGCCGGTCGCCAGAACAGCGGCCAGTCCGCGGCGGCCTCGGCGACGTTGGTGCCGCTCAACACCTGGACTCAGATCTCGTGGTGGGGCAATAGCTCCACCAGCACCTTCGAGATCAAGGCAGCGGTAGGAGCCGACACGCCGGTGAGCTATACCTGGGCGACGACAGCCGAGACACCAGCCGGCCTTTGTTTCGGGTCACGGTCGTTCGCCACCGCCTCGCTGTACGACATCTACTTCGACGATGCTTACACCTACATCGGGTCAATTCTGCCGGCAGATCCCGCTCCTGACCCGACGGCGTTCCCGTCGGTAGGAGTGATCGACACCTTCAACCGCGCCGACGTGGGGCCGCCCCCGAGCGCGAGCTGGTCGACTGACATCCGCGGGCAAGCGAAGCCGGGTATGAGGGTAGTGAGTAACCAGCTGGCTGCCAGCGCGGGTGGCCCGGCTGAGTGCAGCACCTGGTGGAACGCCACCTCGTTCGGCGCCGATGAGGACGTCTTCATCACCCAGAAGGTGGGCGGTGACTTCACCAACTTCCAGCTGTGGGGCAGGGCGACGAACGCGGGCGCGAGCGGCGTTACGGCCTACGTGCTGAACCTGTTCCACGGCGGGTTTAACTTCCAGCGATACGAGAGCAGTGCCTACACCGCTCTTACTGGCACCATCACTCACGTCCTCGACGTTGACTGGGGAGTTGGCTTCCGGATCCGGGGGACGGAGCTGACGTGCTGGGTGAAGCCGCCCGCTGGCTCCTGGACGGTGCTGGCTCGACAGCACGACGCCAAGCTGGCTACTGGTACCCGCACGGGGATCGCCTTGTATGACTCGAACCTGACGTACGACGACTATGGCGCGGGCACCCTGGTTCCCGCCGTTGCCTCCACGTACGTGCGTAACCGCCCGGCAGTGGCACGCCAGGCGGTCATGAGAGCGACGGTTCGGTAATGGCCCGTACCGGTCGCAGCTTTCCCATCCACAACCAGCTCCGGCGGAACCCCTCGTTCAAGGCACCCGCTGGTCCTGGACCGTTTGCCCTGCCAGCCGTTACTAGCCGGGGAACCTCGGCGGTTAACGCGGTCAAGAACTATCCGTTTGAGGGCGCCTCGGCGGTAGCAGATTTTGGTAGCGTGGTAACGACGGGTGGCACGGTCGCCTACAGCACCAACCACGCTCGCAGCGGCACGAAGTCCCTGAGGCTGAACCGCACCTCAGCGGCACAGCTGAACGCCAGTGACGTCGCCCCCTGGGGTTCGGGGAAGCGCGTTAACAGTGGTCGGTTCTGGCTGTGGGTCGACTCGATGCCGACCGGCGACGTGCCGATCGCCCAGATCCTCTGTAATGTCGGGAGCAACTTCGAGATCTACCTGACCACGACCGGTCAGGTGAAGGCGGCCAAGCAGGGTGGCGCGGCGTTCTCGTCGGCAAGCGCGACGAGCATTACCACGGGTTCCTGGCAGCGGGTGACGTGGTGGTTTGACACCTCGACCGGCACGGCTCGGGGGCGAGTGGCGGTCGGCACAGACACGCCCGTTGAAGTGTCCTGGGCCATGGCGGCTGAGGACCAGGCAGAGTGGGTGTTTGGCCCGCGGCTGACCGGTGGCTCGGGGCTGTTTGACCTCTATTTCGACGATGCCGAGATCTTTGCGGGCACCGCTCTTCAGATCAAGCTTCCTAATCGAACGAGTGCGGGAGCCGCTACCGCTACTGCCACGGCCCTCAAGAGCCGCCTCCCTGCCCGAACGAGTGCCGGGACGAGCACGGCCACTGCCTCGGCGCTGAGGATCAGACTCCCTAGCCGAAGCTCAGCCGGTAGTGGTACGGCCCTAGCGGCCGCGCCGAGGATCAAGCTCCCCAGTCGAACCAGTGCGGGTACTTCCACGGCCACCGCCCTGGTGTTCGCGGTCCCGTTCCCCTCTACGCCGGTACTGGATACCTTCAACCGGGCCGACGTGGGACCACCCCCGTCGGCGAACTGGCACTCCTTCATGCGGTCGAGTACCACGACCCAGATGAAGGTCGTGAGCAACCAGCTCACCCACTCGGCCAACAACGCGGACGCCTATTGGATCGGCTCCGCGGTAGGAAATGATCAAGAGGCATACGTCACGGTAGGTGCCCTGCTTACTACCGCTAGTTTCCAGCTTCACGTTCGGGGCAACAACCCAGGTGGCTCGACCTTTACGAGCTACATGGTGAACTACGACGCGGACACTGGGCCGGTCGCAAATGCTGATCTTTATATCTTCCGGACAAACTCGGGAGGCGGTGTTACCACCCTAGCGTCTATGACGGTAGGAACCGATCTGAACACGGGCGATAAGCTGGGGATCCGGGTCCGGGGTACCACCATCGAGGCGTGGGTCAAGTACGGGGCGGGAGCTTGGACCAGGCTCCTGGTGGCAACTGACGCGACGTACTCGTCCGGCAGTGTCATTGGCATCTGGTCGAATGAGTTCGGGAGTACATACGACGACTTTGGTGGCGGCACCTTCAACGCCATCTCGCTGCCGGTGGAGACCAGTGACGGCTCGTCGGTAGCGACCGCCACGGGACTGAGGATCAAGCTACCGAGCTGCTCCAGCGCCGGCTCCTCCACTGCCACCGCGACGGCTCTCAAGATCCGGCTCCCCAGTCGAACCACCGCTGGTACCTCTACTGCCACGGCTCAATCTCTGCGGACCAAGCTCGGCAACCTGACGAGTGGCGGTACCTCTACTGCTACCGCAGCGGCACTTAAGATCCGACTTCCCAATCGGACCAGTGTGGGCGCTGCTACCGCGGTAGCTAACAACGTCAAGATCCGGCTCCCCAACCGCTCCACCGCGGGGCAGGCTACTGCCTCCGGGAACAACGTTAAGATCCGGCTTCCGAGTAGGACCAGCGCGGGTGTAGGAGCAGCCACCACCAACGTTAGGGTGACCCTCCCTGCTAGGACCTCGGCAGGTAGCGCGACGGGCACAGTAGCCACTGCGTTTAAGATTCGGCTTCCAGCGAGGAGCTCGGCGGGTACGTCCACCGCGGTGGCCCAGGGCGGGTTGAAGGATCGGCTCCCGGCGCTCACCAGTGCCGGCTCATCCACCGCGGTCGCCACGGCGCTGAGGATCAGGTTGCCTGCCGTAGCTAGCTCGGGTAGCTCTAACACCTCGGCCGTCAACCTGGTGGCGACGGGTGGCCCTGTCACGCTACCCACCGAGACCTCTAGTGGCTCCTCTAGCGCGTCCGCGGTAGCTCTAAGGATTTCCCTTCCCTCTAGGTCTAGCGCTGGTACGGGGGCAGCGGGGGCCTCCGCTCTTAGGATTAGGCTTCCTGGCAGGACCAGTGCTGGGTCGAGCACTGCCGTCGCCTCTGCACTGAAGATCAAGCTCCCAAGCCGGACCAGTGCCGGTAGCAGTACCGCGATCGCTGGCACGCTGAGGGATCGACTTCCAAACCGGACGAGTGCCGGTAGCTCGACGGCCACTGCCACCGCCCTCAAGATCCGGCTCCCCAACCGGACCTCTGCCGGTGTCGCGACTACGACGGTCACCAACCTCGCTGGCGCGATCAGTAACCTCCAGTCGGTCACCAGTGCCGGCTCGTCGACCGCTACCGCGAACAACCTCAAGATTCGGCTTCCCAGCCGCTCCTCGGCAGGCTCGTCGGCTACCACGGCAGCACTAAGGATCAAGCTTCCCAACCGGAGCTCGGCGGGCGCGAGTACCGTTACCCAGGCGGGGCTCAAGATCAGGCTCCCTACCCGAAGCTCAGCGGGAGCTTCCACTGCTACTGCCACGACCCTCAAGCAGCGGCTTCCTAGCCAGATCTGCGCGGGCACCTCTACCGCTACTGCTCAAGCACTGAGGATCCGACTGCCGGCCAGGACGGTTGCCGGTACCTCCTCGACCACTGTTCAGAGCTTGGTGGGCGGCTTCCCCCTCAGCAAGAGCCAGGGCACCTCTACCGCCACCGCCAGCGCCTTCAAGATCAAGCTTCCTAGCCGCACCTCGGCCGGTACCTCCACCTCCACCGCTCAGGGTGGGCTGAGAGATCGCCTCCCAGGGCTGGTGAGCAGTGGCTCATCCACCGCCACGGCGAGAGGGCTCACGGTTCGCCTTCCCTCAGTGGGCTCTCACTCCCTTAGCACTGCGACGGCTCAGCAGTTCCAGATCAGACTTCCAAGCAGGACCTCGGGCGGCATCTCCACCGCCACCGCGGTGCAGCTCAGGCTCGGGTACATCGTCACGAGTAGCGGTAGCTCGACCGCGACGGCCCAGCCCTTCCAGATCCGGCTGCCGAGTGTCAGCTCCTCGGGCACCAGTGACACCTTTGCTTACTCCTTCCTGTACATCCCGCCACCCCCGAAGGAAGTGGTCGTCTCGAGCTCGGGCCACACGCTGGTGGTCTCGGGCAGTCCTAGCCTAGTCGTGATGAGTAGCTCCACGCACTTAGTAACCGCCTCCACGAGCAATGCGGTTACATCGGAAGATACCACTGTTGGAGATTTGACTAAGATCGTTACCGCCTCCCCGTGATAGGATGCTACTCCGATGATCACTTACCGAGTCGACGACATTCTTCCCCAGCTGGGCATCCAGGTCGTGGACGGTGGCCAGGTCCAGAACCTCGAGACCCTAGACGTCTTTGTCCGGTGGCAGAAGCCGGACGGGACTGAGATTCCCGAGCGCCAGGCAGTGGTTGGACCCGATCCTTCCCAGGGGATTGCCAACTACGTTTGGGTGGACGGTGACCTGAACCTTCAGGGGTTCTACCGGGCAATCATCCAGCTCTCGCCTGAGGGAAACCCGGACGCCAGGTACTCGCTGACCAACCCACCCCTGGTCGAGATCGAGGTGCTGAGCAACGACTTTGCCGGCATCGACCAGTCCTACCCGATGCTGCCCATGATCTCGGGTGAGGATGTCGCGGTGATCATGGGCGTTCCCGTCAGCTCCCTGGACTCGGCCCGGCTGATCGCCTCGATCGACCGGGGCCGGATGCTGACCTACACCTACGGGGAGATGTGGAAGTGCCCGGGGCTGGTCTTGGACCCGCAGGGCATCCAGATCGCCAAGATGCTTGAGGCTTCCCTGGCAGCCCGGGAGTACACGACCAACCCGCTGGTGGTCTTCGGTCCGTACAAGAAGGAGACGTTCGGTTCCTATTCGTACGAGATGAAGGAGACCAACGTGATGAGCACTCGCCAGCAGACCGGCGGGGCCACGGGCATCCCGAACATCGACGCGATGATCGGCTACCTCCAGTGGCTCGTCCACGGTTGCGGGATGTCCTCCGACATCGACATCGTCTTCCCCGACTGGCGTCAGCCGCTCACCGAACCCATCTTCGATCCGAGCGTTCCCGTCCAGTAGCCAACGGTGTACACTCGCAGAGGTGCTACTCCCCTCGAAGGGGCGAGTCCCCGGGAGTGGCAAGTCAGCTAAGGTCGAGTACCGAGGCGGTTTATGAGTACCATCCCAGCCTGGAGTGGGGGCCAGCGGTTCGTACCTGGTGACCCGTTCAGCATGGACCGTGTGGAGGTCTGGCGCTTCCAGGACATCGGGAGGGATGAGGGCACCCCCGTTCGTGAGCGGGTGAAGGTGAACGAGATCGACTGCCGGATCGACTCCATCCGGTCCAGGCGGTCTGACTTGGCCTTCCGGGGCGCGATGACCGCGACCCACCAGAACTTTGCCATCATCTTTGCCCCGACCAACGCGGACATCGTCCTGGACGACGAGATCCGACCCCTGACGTACCCCACCGAGCGGTGGCTGGTGATCGAGATCAGCCGAGCCCAGGGGCCGAACTACGTCCACCACCTCGAGATCATGGCTGACCGGATCGCGGGGGAGGTCTAGTGCCCGCGGGCGAGGCGGCCATCGTCAGTGCCGCCCATGCGATCGGGCGGGCCTCTCGACCACGCACGATTCTTGGAG